TTGCATGGCGCGTTGTGTAGCTGCAGCCGCGCCGGGGAACGCACCGCCGAACCCGCGCCCCTTCATGATGTTTTCAGCAAACGCAGCTAGGCCGGCATTCTGCTCTGCTTGCTTAAGCTCGGCGATACGAGGATCGTTACCTGAATACCGTTCGAACGCAGCTTGCAGATACTCATTAGCCGGTATATCAAGCTTGTACGTTTCCCTGCCGGGCGGCTCTTTAAACCCAGGAGCCGTCTTTACGTTGTACCGACTCGCGGGATTTCTGCCGACAGAGGCAATACCAGTAGAAGTGCGGGACTTACCGCTAACATCTTTAAGCGGTTCTTCTTTAGTTACTGGTAGTTTTGCCGCAGTTTCTACCGCAGCTTGCGGCGCCGTGTATGGGTTCGGATCATCACGCCGGTCGTTATATGCAACCCTTGTCGGTGCGGTGGGGGCTGTGACAGGTTGCTTGCCCTTCGCAGCAACATCACTATTATAAAAAAACGCGTCTCTCAATGCGCGCCACGCAGAGCCAGAGTTGGGGTCTTGTTCACCTGACAACTCATACTCCCACCACTGCTTAACCTTACCACCGTCACTAAAACTCTGCACCGGCATCATAGCACCAATGCCGGCCTGTTGCGGCGGTTGCGCGGCTGCTACAAGCTGATCCTTAACTGTACCTTGTTGTGCAGGCATGCCCGCACCTGATTTAGCATCAACAAGCGACTTCAACGCAGCCAACACCATGTACGATGGGGCAACACTCTGCACCTTGCCTTGCGCCATAGCAGAAAGCGCCGGGATACCCAGCGCCGTGAGGTCTTTGAGGCTTACACCAGTAGCGCCGACTATACTCATGGCTTACCCCCGCCCACATTGTTACCCAAGAAATAACCGCCGATCCCAGACCCAAGAAGCTGCTGCATCATCGTCGGAGCCGGCGTCATCGTGGCTGTGGCAGTCTGCGTCATTGGCAGGCCCTGCATCGCCCCTTGCATGAAACCTAGCTGCTGCTTAGGATAATCACGTTGATTGATGAAGTCTTGATAGCCAATATCGGCACTTCTTTGGTTAAGCCCCTGCTGCATACCGCCAACACCAAGTAACCCCTGTGCTTGCGCAAGCTGATTTTGCCAACCAGTCTGCCCGATATTTGCCAGTGTGTTGCCTGCACCAGCGGCGCCGATAAGCCCAGAAGTCATGCGGTTCTGGTCCGCGTTAAACTGCCCCTGCGCATTTGTATATGCAGACTGAAGCCCGCGAGACTGAATGTCACCAAGCTGCTGCGCGAGATTCCGTCTGCCTTCAGCTTCGATAATACCGTGCCGCGACCCACCAAAGGCACCGGCTCTTTCTGCGGCGGCATTAAGCGCCGGTAGCTGCGTCGTAAAATCCCGCATCGCTTCACGCTTCTCGATGTCGGTGACACCCTGCATGTATGGCGACATATAGAAGTCACGCATGCCTGCATCGAAGCGCTGATTACTACCGCTCAAAAGCTGATTAGCGGCTTCTCCAACAATACCGCCACCCTGCGCAGCCATCGGTGACATGGGGCTCATGTCACGGTACATCTGAAACGCCGTCTGTTGATCCGGCGAAAAGTCAGCCAATCGCGCGCCCGTGTACGGAGTATACGCCTCACCAGCAACAGACTCCGCACCGCTAAGCAGGCGCCCCACATACGGCGCGATGTAGTCTGGTAGCTGAACAGTATTCTGCGTGGTTTGCGTAGAGTCTTTAGCAGGATCGATAAGTGCGCCAATGCCACCGAGCGCCGCACCAGTAGCGCCGGGATTTTTGTTTGCCCAATCTAGAGCCGCACCAAACAGATCGCTAAACGAGAAGTCTGCCATTTTTAAGCTCCCGTACCCAGCGGGCCAATGCCACTGAAGTATCTGTGTTCTGCATCAAACCCAGGGCGATAACCTGCAGCCGGCGCAACGTACTGCCTTTGCAACGGCGCCGCTGGTGTAGCAGTGAGTCCTGCTTGAGATGGTGCAGCTATGCCTACGTTATTACTACTGCCGCTACTTCCGCTACTTCCGCCTGCAACCATGCTGCCAATACCTGCAGCAAGCTGTGCGGCTTGTATCGGGTTCTTTGTTGCCCAGCTAGAGAACTTATCGAATAGCGACGATGCGCTGCTCGGACTCCCCGGAAACTGACTGCTCGGTGCCCCGCCTTGACCGCCACCCGGTTGAGTTGATTCCGCCGTAGGATAATTTCTACCTTCGTTACTATACGGGATGTCTTCAACCCCCACACCCGGCACGCCACTCAACACACCCGGCGTAACCCAATCGGGGATAGGCGCTACAGGCCCCGGGCCAGTCGGTATCGGCGCGCTAGGCATGGGTGGAGTCCACGGCTCCAAGCCACCAAGCGTTTTTACACCCGCATCGCCACCAGCAGCGGAAGTCGGCGCCGTACCGCCAAAAGCCCCCGTATTAAACGCATGCAGTGCGGTCGGCCCTAAAATACCCGCTATGCCTAAAAGGGCTGCTGTTTTATCGTTTGTATAATAATTCCTTGGTTCAAGCACCGGATTACCTTGCGCATCCTGCAGCCATCGCCAGTTTTGATTTTTACCTTCCGCCTGTCCGATTTGATATCCGCGCTCGTCTAAATATCGGGCCAGAGCTTCGGGATCGATGCGCGCATCTTGCGAACTGTCGCCCGCCATTTGCGCAGGAGTATAAAACGCCTCTGCTCCAGGCAATTCTTGATATGGCAGCCATGTGGGTTGTTCGGCATCTGCACGCGCCTGTCCGTATACCGACGCCCTGCTAGAAGCCATCTGATCGCGTAGCCCCTGACCACCCATAAGACGGCGTTCAAGAGATCCTAGTGCGGCATACGGATCGGTAGCCATATCTTACCTCGGCAACATCTTAGCTGGGTTTATAGCTGGCGGTTGAGTAGTCCGGCCCGTCTTTTCAGACCTGATGCGGTCTACCATCTGTTGTAGCACTTCAGCGCCTGCATCGTTGTCACCATTACCCAAAAACGCAACTACGTCAGCTGGAATGATGAATTCGCCCGATGCTATAGCCGCAGGCTCCCTCCCGTCAATGACTGCAGGCACGGAATCGGACATGCCGTCGCCCGGACCCTTGACATGGCGCGCAATTCCGCCCGCGCTGTACCCGCGTGGCGACAAAAGGGCTGAGTATTTCATACAGTTATAGTTCCGGTTTGAGTAGTTGCGGTATTTCCAGTCAAGGCTACAGACACGTACGAAGCATCGACAACACGAAGCACGTTATTAACTGCATCGTGCCATACTGTGCCTATTGGTTTGCCGGCCGGCGTTGTGTCTACAGTAAGCAGGCGCAAAGACGATCCAAGAATCGGACCCGGGTTTTGAAGCTGCCTAAAATAAAGATTTAGGGTTCGGATCGTCTCATTAAAATACCGATGCTCGTACGTAGTCGGCGGAAACGGCAGTGGCGCGATTGGTATTTGAGCCATTACTGTTTACCGTCAGTACGTATGTTGATGCGCAAGGCGCCCAGAAGCCAACTCACACCGGCACCGACAGAGCTTATCTTTAGCCGAATCTGCCTACCACGAAGCCTGACCCAAAGCTGTTTCGTATGTTCATCGACCGTAGCCGTAGTAGGTTTACTAACGGTGCGGTTAGTAGTTGTTTGCAGCGGTTGGCCGCTGTACTTTCGCGACTCTACAGACAGCGTTAATTCAGGCGCATCCACTGAAGACCGGGCAAAAGTAAAGTCTGGGAATACGCGGTCAACAAAAACCATGCTATCGCCGTCGTTGATATCAACATCAGCAGATTCAATATAAGCTTCAATTGGGGAAGGCGGGTTTGTTGAACCATCATCTACACCAACTTCATGAATAAACAACGATCCGTCATCAGAAATATACCCGCCGCCAGCAGCGTATATGTCTCCGCCTCTAGACGACGCTTGTATCATGGCCGTACGAGACAACGTACCGTAAAACCAAAGATCGTCAAGATAGTTATATGTTACGTATCGGTCAAGTTGAAACGATCCGGCAGAGCAGTAAAACCACGTTACTTCAGCAAAGCCCTCGTTTACGTAGGCACAAACCTGCGGTAGCTGGTATATGTTAAGATCATCAAACACATATCGCTGAACATCACATGGCAGTGTTTGAATGCGGCCAGAATACACCCAAAAACGACTCTGCCCCATCCAGTACGTGACGTTATTTATGTTTACGGCAGCGTTAGGGCCTGCAATATCGCATGTCTCTGCGAGTGTTTGAAGGTTAAATGTAAACGGCGGGCCAGTAAACTGCATGGAGTGCAGCGATCTGTCTGTCCATATAAGCGTTTCTTGGCGCGACACAACCGCAGCAACAATGTAGCTGCCAAGAGGAACGCGCTGTGATCCCGCTGTATTGTCAATAACCGGGGTCCAGTTCAGGGGGTCTTCTTGGTCAGACCACCTAATTAGCAGCGGATCAAATGTAGATGTTAGCTGATCCGTGGCACCAAAAGCAACAACGTGCCTATCATCCGTAACGCGAACAATACTGGCTTGTGAAGGGACATCGGACGCGCCGGGCAAGCTCCCCAACTCTACTCCACGCGTAGTCAGCCCGTTAGTTGCATCCCAGTAGTATATGTGCCCATCCCGAGGGCAGTATACAAGATCTTCGCCATAGTTATCGGCGCTCCACACACGAAGCGGGATGCTGGATATAACCGTAGATAGTGGGTCGCCCCATGCAAGTCGCCCCCAAAAACCAGAGCCCCATCCAGTATTTGTAATGTTATACAAGAGCCCAACAGACAGCAAAAAATCGGCTGTTACAGACCCGCCACCAGTAATGCTGCCGGTCGTAGAAGGCGTAGCCGTGACGAACGTAAACTTTTTAGTTGTCGGAACAGAGACAACAACATGCTCTTTATTAAACTCTGCCGCAGGAATACCGTCAATTATGCCACACCCGCTAAGTATAACATAATCACCGGCAGAAGCCCCATGCACGCCAGTAGTTTCGTATGTGTGTAGGTATGTTCCTGCAGTACCTGTAGTAATTGGGTTAGTCGTAGTTTCTGTAAATTGGATTGGGGTAATGTCGTAAAAAACACCATCCTCTTCAATGTACGCTTTTTTATGGGTTCCAACAAACAGGCATTTTAACCCGGCAAGCGTAACCCAGTCTACAAGCACTCGCGCAACGCCAGCAAACAAATTTGGCGTGGCTTTAACCCAACCGCCGATTTTCTCCGGGCGACCAGAACGAAAGCGAACCTTGTCGCAATCATACCAAGACCCGGATTCAGCATACTGCGTGCTCTCCCGCCGTATGCCGGGTTTAAATTCTATCTTTTTAATCGGCATTTTGCTGGCTCACGCACACATTGCTGATGAATTTTTGCAGTTCACTTGTTTTAGCTGTAAGTTCTGCAACTCTTCCCGCGCCTTCTTGAACCAATCCTGTACTTTCTGTAAGTAGGCGTTCGAGCGTTCTTCCTCGCTCTCCATTAACTCCGCAGACGGCAATGGCATCGTGATCGACTGAGGCGGAAGGGGCTGTTTGAATAAGCTGCTGCAACCCGTTAACATCGGCAGACAGAGCAGCATTACTGCGACTAAGTTTTTTAATCCGCTCTCGGTATGAAACATCGATTTTCCTAGCGGCCTCTGCCTTTAGCCCTTCGACACGACGAGCTATTCTTTCTGACTCCAACACTGTTTCTGCACGTGCTTTTTCATATCGATCTGCTTTCCAGTTACCGTAAGCGCCCCAGACGACCAATCCCGCTGCTAGATACACCCAGAACGGGATTCTGAGAAACAGAGACAGTATCAGGCCCATCCACCATTCCGCTGTTTGAAGCGGTTGTATACCGCGACTGCTCCAGCCACAACAAGCACGATTCCTAACACTACTGAGACATCTACGTTGACTGAATCTGCCATCTCGCGTGTCTTCTGCAGCATCGGGGATGCGCCGTCAATAAGCGATGTTACCCCGGTAACGCCCCCGGCAGCAACTGTTGTGGCCCCCGCGATGTTGATGGGGCTCGCAGCCAGGGAAGACTCGCGGACAACAGCCTGCGGCATGCGCGGCGCCAGGGCTTCCTCGTCATCGGGCGTGACGTACAGGGCTGACTCCCGAAGGCGCCGCGCAGTGAGTCCTGAGCTTTCCCGTAGAGGAGCTTTTTTGGATGGGCGGTACTTGTTCCAGAGCATGAAGGCTCGCGCCGCCGCGAGAAAATCACCTTCTTTATGTGCTTTGCATACAGTGCTGCCTTTAAAACCTGCAACGCCGATATTGTATGCAAGCGAAGTCATGGCGACAAGCTGGTTTATAGTAGCTTCGTTATTAACAGCCTCTAAAACTTTCTGAAGGTAGTTTCTGGCTTCTTGCCGCGCCATAGTGAGTGCGGTTTCTTCTGTAATTGGCGGGTCAGTCAACGACACCCTACGACCGTCCGGGTATGTAGTGGCGCCAATGCCGATGGTAGGCACGCCTGCTTGGCATAAATACGGCTTAAGACGAAGGCCCTCTTCTACGCGCAGTAGATTAACCAACGGCTCAACAGCGGCACTGATTATGCTCATTAAAGCTCCGGTAACAAACCAAACGTAAAATTATAGGTGCCTGTTTTTATGTAGTTAGTGTTGCCTTCAAACGGACTGCCGGCAATAGGACGCGAATCAATTTGAAGCTTTATACGCACGCTAGTTGGCCGTAGCTCTGCTTGACGCACCCAGATGCCGTTAGTCACAGAAAAGAATGCCCCCGGGTCAGTTGACAGGCATGGCACGACAAACATAGCGTTTGTTTTGGAATAAAACGTACCTGCTTCATACGCACTAACTACATTAAGTAGTGCTGGATTGCGAAGGCTGCGAGTAAACGTAAGCTGTTGCGACGACGAAATATATGGCACCCAACCTGTCGAAGCGCCTACCGCAGTAGCCGAAGAAAACCCATACCCACTTACTGCCACTGGATATGTTGAGTCGTTTTCAAGAATTGTGAAATTAGATTCATAGCTTAAGCCGCTATCTAGTACAGTCGGCGTTAGTGGAAGTCCTGTGCTATCCAACCAAATTGTGTTTGTTGAAGGCATCGCCCCGACAGTATAGCCCGAAAGCGAACTAAAAGTTATAGTTAGCCTACCCTTTGTTTCAAAACTCCATTCTACAACAGCGTTAATATATGGCGCTGTGCTTGCGCTAGCCAATAGCTGTGCTTCAGTCCCACCCCACGTTGCGTATAGTGCAGGCGTATAGCCCGTTGAAATTGGTGGCGCAATGCTAGAAGGCAGTCTAGGAAAGCCTGTAGCTATAGTCAGCGCGCTACCGGATAGCGGCTGCGTCAAATTTTCTGCGTTTGCTGAGCCAATCTGCGTAGTTGCAGAAACTCCTGTTATGGCCGTAGTGCCAGATACAGTAAAACCAGGGCCACTTAAACCTTCACAAAAATGTA